AGATATTGCTTTTGCGTATTTACCTGTTGCGTACTTTGCCATTATGATCCTGGGTAATATGCTTTAGGTGTAATGTATGTGCTAGATGCAGATCCATCCTCTGCTAAAGCTCTTGCTAATTCATCCTCGTAATATAGTTTCATAGGTTGAACCATTTGTGGTTGATACTTTTGTGCTAAATAAAAAGCTAGACCAGATACCATGCAAGGCACAAATCTAAATGGAACGTCAGTTGCATTAGTATAATCTCCAACATCTTGAATTCTTTTTATAAAAAAGAAATGCATATCTTTAGATGCATTTGTAGAATCTGGTGTTGGATAAACATGTATTGTAACTTTATCTATAAATCTTTCTACCCAATATTGATTTGGAGTTCCTTTAGATAATTTGTTTGAGAATCCTGCATAAGTAGATCTATCTACTTTTGTCATCGGTGAATCTGATTGTGTCGTTTGAGTTCTGTTAGATCTTAATTGTGCCTCAAGAACATCTGATATACCAAAAACACTCGCTGGGTCTGTAGTTGTTGCAGATGTACCATCACCACTTGCTCTAAAAAAGTCGTAATCTGCTTGTCCTTCTATTAAATCTAAATTAGTTGAACCCACTTCCCAGTAATGAATACCTCTATTACCCCATTCTTGAAATAGGATATTAAGAGATCTTCTAGCAGATTTAAGTTGATAACCTGCTACAGAATTTAATCCAATACGTTCGAAAGCATCTTCTATTATTTCCTCTATAGAAAAAGTTTTATCAAACGTTACTGTTCCCGAGGTAGTGTTAGCCATTTAACCTCCTAAGCGTCCAAGTATACTGTCAAACCTGTTATATCGCCTTGATCCATTGGAAGATATGCGCCTGCAGTAAATAAAACTCCATCGTCAGGAATATATGGATCTAAGTCTCCTGCATCTGCAGTTAAAGGCATAATTGTAGTTCCTGTGCTTGAAGTAGTTTTAAATAAAAATGTATCTGCGCTTGCAATAACTCCATGCATTCCTCTAACTCTAGTTCTACCATCTGCAAGGACAGCATGCATTCCGCTTGTTGTTACTCCAGCAGAAATATCTGTAGATGAACCATCTCCAGTTATACTAGTAACGGTGCTATAAAATTTAGTTGAAGTTACCGTAGCTCCTCCCGCAGGACCAGTAAGATCTTCAGTTATGCTATCTCCATTGTGATCAGTTCCAACCACAGTATAAGTAACACCTGAATTATCATCACCCGAACCAGATGTCAGAGTAATTTTTTGAACAGTTTTAGAACCTAAATCTGCTTGTGCAAAAGTATCTTTTGCTGATTTTAAAGTTAAAGCCGTAGCAGGATCTGCTTCATCAGATAAGGCTGTAGTTGAAGTAGCTGTTCCTCCAGTTGCTAATCTAGCTTTTACGTCTGTTGCCATATTTTTTCTCCTTAAAATTTATGTGGGGCCGAAGCCCCACACTAATTAATTATTATGCTGCAAATGCAAATGCACCAGTAACTTGAGTTGTTTCTCTAGCTAGTGATGTTGCAATGTGCCATGTAGCATCTTCGTAACAAATAAAAGCAATTTGTCCACCAGTAGTCAACAAATTTGTTGTTGCGTTTGCTGGTGTGAAAACTAATTGAGTTTCACCTGC